CTGAGTAGTTCTACAGGCATTAGTCAATATTTTTTCGTCCCTTTAAGACATCAAGGATATACCTTCCTCGTTCTTGAGTTTGTTTTGCAGTTGATACGACAGTTTCTACTTTTTTAGCGTTGTTTCTTCCAACAAGGATTCCTACAAGAAATCCGATTAGTAATGAGACGATAGATGTAATAAGATATGACATTTTATTTAGAGAAAATTGATTTAATTGAACCCCATACGGAAGAAACTGTATTTGTGATAATATTTCCAGATTTAGGTTGCTCTTCTGGCTGTTCTGATGGTTCTACTGGCTGTTCTTCTTGTTGTTCTGTTTTATTTGATACAGTAGGAACAAATGCCTCTGAGCGTTTAACTGATGACAATCCAAGCAACTGAATATGTGCATCTACATCTTCTTCAGAACCAACAAATGAGTCCCAAGCAGTAAAAATAGACTTACATTCTTCATATTTTTTACGAATAAGAACTCTTCCGTTATGATAAACAATAACAGTTTGTCCTTCGTTTAGTTTGATTGTATACGGTTCTTTCATTGAATTTGTTCTTGCAATTCCACCTTGATAAGCGGACTGATTGAGACAGGGGTTTGCGGTTCGGAGAAGGTGACATCGCAATACTGCTCGCACAGCGTAACAGGTTCTCCGTTGAAGGCAGGGAAGATGACAGGCAGGAACGCAGGAGGACAAGTTGATGCGTCCAATTTTCCAATTAAATATGTAATGCGATAGGTTAACATAAATTATGATGAGCGTAAAAGTCTAAATGCGTGAACAGATAATTGTGTTGCAGTTGTTACTGTTGCAAGCACTTGGTTTTCAATAAATGCATTTGTAAAACCAACACTGGACATACCTGTTGGAGCACCTGTTGTTTGAGCGACTAAACTTCCATTGATGTAAAGATAAGCGTTTCCAGTTCCATCGGAATTTAGAATAACTTCAAAACCAAATTGTGAAGATGGAGTAAAAGATGAAGTTACATTTGTTAATGTTGTTCCATCGTGAACCTGTAATTCAACAGCACCTGTTCCAATTCGTCTAATGCACATTCCCTTATTTGATAAATCACCAGCAACGCCATTTGTTTTTCCTAATCCGATTCGTTGAATATTATTTGAACCTGTTGATGCGTTTGTTCCAATAATACAAAGGAATGAAATGCTATAAGATGAATTCCAGTTTATATATGATGTGTTTCCAGCAGATACCGCTGGTGACACCATTGTAAATAATGAACCATATCCAACATTTGTTTGATTTATTACTGATTTTGAATAAGCCGATTGAATAATAGCAGGAGTTCCGCTTGAAGCATTTGTCCAACTTCCTACCCCAAAATCAAACTCACGACCGAAGCGGTTAAACTGACGGATTTTATTAACATTTGCAGGAGTCGTTACGACATTGGTTGCCGTTCCAGCGATAGTTTCCGCATCCGTTGCATAAGCCAATCCGAGATTTCCACGAGCCGTCGATGCACTCGCCAATCCGCTTAAATTCCCTGCTTTATCTAAATAATCCGTAGCCGTAGCCAAAGCCATACTTCCCAAGCCGAGGTTACTGCGAGCGGTCGATATGTTTGATAAATCTGATAAATTATTTGCAGAAAGTAAAACACCAGTACCAACAGTTGAAGCCGTAGTTTGAACAGTACTATCAGCAAATACAATAGATGTAACTTGATTTAAATCGTTATAATTAACACCAATGTCACCAGTCATTGTTCCCCCTGCTAATGGCAAGTAAACACCGCTAATACCATTTACAGTAGCATATGGATTAGAACTAGACGCAGACGGACTTGCAGACATAAGCCCATCGACAACACCCTGTGTTATCTCATTCCCTATCTCTACTACATTAGGAGGGAGTGCATTGTCTACTTGAATCGTCATTAGACGGCAGAAATAGCAATATGTACAGAAGTTCCAGCAGAGGATGAAAATGCGTACAACGCACCATTGTAATTGTCTAACTTAATTGAACCAAGTGGAGGAACTGAAAGTCCTACTGTATCAGTAGCATTTCCAATTACTTGAATGGTTGCCGTAGAAGATTTGTTTTGAACAATGACTACAATGCGTTTAACATAAGCCTCTGTAGGTGCTGCTAGAATTAAAGATTTAGTTGTTCCGATTGTAACATCGGAATGACTAATTCCTCTTAGGAATGGAGTGGAGATTGATATTTGTCCCATAATTTTGTTAGTTTAAATTGTTAATAAGTTTTGTACATATTGATTCTTCCAAACTGACCTTGTTGATTTAACAGTTTGTCGTATTCTTGCTCTATCACTTCTTTAGCCTTTAGACTCACAGCACCAGCCTCTTGTATCATATTTTCAGACGAATACCACATAGAACAAGAGTTCCAAGACATATATGAACTAAAGATATAAGGAATTTCAATCTTAGCCCAAGACGCTGGATTTGTGTTAGGGTTCTGACCAGCAGATGTATTAGAAACTACACAGGTATAAAAATTACCATAATGGGGTTTACCAGTAACAGGAGTATAAGTCCCAGTTCCAGAGCCAGAATCAAAGTAAATCTGAGAACCAGCATAATAATTAACTGTAGGATTATAAATATCTCCATTTAATACTGGGCATTGTTTTCTGTAAAGATAAGAACCAGAACTAATGTTAGAGTTAATAATAACCTTTCTGTCAGTTCCGTTGTCATAAAGACTGTATTCTAATTCAACAGCCTTTGTTGAAGATTGAGGGTTTCTTGAAAATACACCTAGAATTTCACCTGCTTCGCTAGCAGGAATAAAGTAACCTACGCCATTTGCATCTACAGTTGTAGTGAAATCTACAATTCTGCAAATATCAGACCATTGAACTGTTTCCCAAGCCTCACGCATTGAAGACGAGGCAAAGTCTCTGAATTGTTGAAATGTTTCATCAGAGATGTTGTTTCTGTCGTTGCCAGAGTACTGCAACGCATTGAAAAGAATGGTTGAAAAATTTTCAGTTCTCATTTAATAATAGTACCATCAGCCGAAAAAATTGTGCCGTTAACGCAGGTGCGTTTAACATAGTTATTCACGGCAGTTTCTGGATTGTCTCGAAGGAATTCTTTTAAGAATTGTTTATCCTCCCAGCACTCATAGCCTAAACGATGACCCCAGTAATGCCAAGCGTCTAGAGGAATTGAGGCAATTTTTTGCCCCACGCCATCAATGCTACGAGCCTCATTGTGGCGATTAAAATAACCAGATTGTTTCGCTACCTTGCGAGCGTTGACCTCGTTCATTCTCCAGCCATTGATGAGTTCCCTCTCCACCTCTTTTTTGAGATGGGAGGGAATTGCATCAGCCAGACTTTGAATAAAGTCCGACACCGCTAATTAGGCAGAGAAGTTGAATACGCCAAACGCCTTTGGGTTATAAACGCAAAGACCTGCAACGGCTTCAATTAATCTTGCTTCACCACCGCCAGCATTAGGCAGAGCAGTTACTCCAGCAACATTGCCACCATAACGAACTTCAACTTGGTCAAAAGGAATGACATAACCAACAAAGGTATTGCCAACTCCACCAGCCAATTTAAGGAAGTGCGAAGGATGTAAACGAAGTTTACCGAAGTCACCCTCGAAGATGTCAACCGAAGCGATGTACGCAGAAGCGTCAGCCTCACGATTGAGCGTTCTAACAGCAGTTTGCGTGTTGGCAGAACCAGACGAAGGGGTTGTATAGGTAAGGTTAGTGAATGCTCTCTTCAAAGCAGTACCGCAAAGAAGGTCGAAATCACGGAATTGACCAGTTTGGCTGTAAATACCAGTCAACACGCCTTGAACATCAGACTCAGTAAGAGCCGTAGTTCCAACAGTTGAGATATTAGCCGAAGGGGTTTGGAAGGCTGCAGGAATAGGAAGAACCGCATCTTGTGAACCAGAACCAGCGACAGTAAGCCACTTGTCAAGACCACGAGTGAGGTAAGGATTAGTTCCGTTATCAAGTTGTGCACCATTGCTGGAACAGAACGATGCTTCCATATCACGCTTTAATCCCTTGATACCTTTAGCAACATTGTTTGCGAGTTCGTCACGAACACCAGCAACAGTTGCAATGTCCATAGTCAAAGGAGACACACGGACGCTTCTACGGAAGATTTGGATGTAGTTAGACAGTTCTGCACGATATACAGTTGCACCATCTTTTACATAGTTTTCGTAGGAAGTTACATCAGTACCATCAACAGTACCAGTAATCTTAGGGGTAGGAAGACTATCTGCTTGCCAACGGAATTGGGTGTTATTTGGTTTAGAGCCTTTCTTAGCCATAGAGGTGAAAGGAGTATCCTTTGCATCAATAAGGCTGATAAGGTCTGCGAGTTCTTCACGCTTACCAGAGGTGAAGGAGGGTTCAGTAAGATTTGCCATAGTAATTATAAATAAGGTTTAGAGGAATCTTGAAGCAATAATACTTGCAAGGTCTTCATTGGAATTCTTAGATGCGTAGCGTTGCTTTGCAATCTGAACACTTGCGTCTTTTTTGGACACTTGTGCAGGTGCAGAAGTCATTCTAGGTGCAGATGGTGCTTTTTGTGGTGCTGGCTTTTGTGAAGCCTGTTCTCTGGCTTTTACGCCTCGGATGTAATCACCGATTACCATCTTGTAGTCTGGGAACTTTTTGATTTCTGGGAAAGTCTTAATAAAGGTTTCTGCAATCTGGCGTTCTTTAGCAGATTTATCTTTCCACCAAGGATATTCTTTTGTAGCAACTTGTTCGATTTGGTGGTAG